ACCACACCACTGCCATCGTAGTCGGCTGAACGTATTCTATCGCTGCCAGCCGCACCCCAGTACATCTTTTGCCCTGATGGGTCTAGCGCAAGCCCCCACGGGCTACTTTGACCGGTAACAAGCGTGGTTATATTGCCACCGTCGAAATCCGCTCGCTTGATTGCGCTATTGCCAGCGTCAACCCAGAAAATGCGTTCGCCCGATGCGTCAATAACGATCGTCCGTGGAGACTTAACGCCATCTGAAGATGTCAGTATGATCTCATCTCGCACGAGATTTAACTTGGTGCGACGAATAGTCCACGCCCCCTCAGAGGTGATGAACAACTCGTCTGTAGGTGCATGATAAGCCATGCCCTTACAATTGGAGATATTGCGCGCAATCTCTTGCCCGTTCGTGCCATCTGTATTGAACATCATTACGTTGTCCAACGAGCCATCGGCAACAAAGAAGCGGTCGCCGGATGGATGAACAAATACATTATTCGGTTCTGCTAATTGTTCTGCGTGTATCCATTCGTGATCATTGCCGTTCATATCCGTAGACTGAATGGCATTGACAGTGTCTGTCCAGTACAGCCTCTGGCCGGATTGGTGAACGATAATATCAAACGGCCCACTTAATGTGTGTGCTGTATCATTTACGACTAGCGTGACGCCTGAGCCGCTAAGATCGGACTCAAAGATCTGCCACTTAGTTCCACCAGTGAGTTCCGCCCAATACAATTTATCGCCAACAACATCAATGTCTAGTGAATATACATCGCCACCGGCGCTGACAACTGTTGTTGTGGCACCAGTGTTTAGATCGTAGGCTAGAACTGCTTCTGGTGCGTTGAAACTAGCACCATAGAGTTTGCCATTGACTTCGTCTATGCGCATGTCGGCGATATTGCGGAATGTCGGGTTAACAGATACTATCAACTGTACCCTGTTGCTGCCATCTAGATCCATTCTTTCCACGTCATTGTCATCTGGATCTACATAGTAAACATGGCCACTTGGTTCGTGTATGGCAACTCCAAAAGGTGTTTGCATACTGCCGGTCGCTATATTGCCGCCGCCAGTGCCGTCAACCTTGATTCTCTCAACAGTATTGCTGGAGGTGTTGGTGTAATACACATAATCAGAATCTCTAGGAATCTGTAATAGGTTCAATGTGTTTTCTGTAACCAAAGTAGTAGTAGCACCACCAAGATCAAGATCGTTCATGCGAATACGATCTGTGCTCTGCTGATCGACCCACAGCAGCTTGCCGCTACCTTCATGTATGGCGAGTCCAGCCATAGCGCTGCTAGACACCGAGCCGACGAGAGTGAGATTCGTGCCATCTGGATTCAGACGATAGATTTTGTCACCAGCAGAATCCACAACATAAATCAGCCCAGAGGCGTGGTGGAAATCGATCCCCTTGGGGTCCAAGCCGCTAGCCACCGGCACGATCGTTTCGAAATTGCTACCATCCAAATCGCATCGGTAGACTTCCTTGTTAACTATATCGGTCCAATAGACCTTTTGCCCATCGGGGTCTACAGTAATATCATATGGGCTAATAAGATCCTTCGAATACACCGATTCTATGTTGGACATATCAAGGTCGGCCCGCATAACCTCATCTCGCACATTGTCGGTCCAGTATAGCTTGTCGCCGGAAGGATCAACGTCTAGGCCAATCGGGTTCGGCAGCGTCGGGGCAATCACCGTTTCTTGTTCTGTGCCGTCTCTGTTTTGTCTGCGAACAACAAATGTGTTCCAATCAGCGTAGTACAGCTTGCCGCCAGAAGTAGCCATTGCCATAGAGCTAAGAGTGCTGAAACCGTTAAACGATGGGCGTGGTGTAATTTCCTGGAAATTGCTGCCATCATCATCTACACGGTAAATGTGGTCGTCACCTTGAATAAATACGAAGCCGCCTGACGGATCAGCAGCGATGTTCTCCGTGTTGACCATACCACTGGCGTCTGGCACAATATTCACGGTATCTGTTCTGTTATGTGCCTGCTCTCCACCGGGAAGCGGGATGCCAGCATAAGTCGCAATATCAAGACCACCATCACACCAATACAAACGATCGTTAACAAGATCAAGATCAATGCCAAACGGCTCGTGTGTGCCCTTGGTTACCTGTCTTTCTACCACACATGTGTCTAGATCATAACCTAGTATCCAACCATTGGTTTGATCGGACCAATATATCTTGTTTTCCCCTGGATCAAAACGGACAGAGTTGATAATCCATATTGGCCTACCAGCATAAATAGTCTCCTTATCCGTTCGGAAGGCTGTGTTATCACCAGATGGCAAATTAAGACCGACACGCGTTACTTTGAAGCGGTTGGTTGATTCTGTGAAATAGATATGGCCACCACTTGGGTCGACGCAAATGCCGCGCACGTTGCTAAGATTGGTAACCAATGTCTCTTGGGCAGAACCATCTAGATTCGCGCGACGGACTGAGTTGTCGCTTACCGACCAATAGATTTTGCTGTTGGTGAAATCAACATCGAAACCATAACCGGCAGGGCCAGCAACTGGTATGATCTCCTGGTTTGAACCATCTATGTCTGCCTTGCGGATATCGTCCTGGTCGACATCGTTCCAGTACATTGTCTGGCCCGATGGATCTATCTTTATGCGCTGTGGATTCAGCAGCCCGCTTGTCGTTACAACCGAAATGTCTGCCCGCAGATATGGATCTTGACCGCTTGGCAAAACCTTGTTAGCCGAACGAATAGAGTCGTTGGTGGTATCTGTCCAAAAGATTTGGTCAGAAGTAACATCGAATGCTATTCCATTGGGATCTGCCAATTGCGGACCAATGACCACTTCGCCATCCGTCCTGGTCGATGCCGTTTCGCCACTGGGCATTACCCTGCTAACACGATGCACTCTCTGGTTGCTCGTATCCACCCAGTAAATCTTGGACGACGTAATAGCCATGGCGTTTGCATTATTCATCCAGTCAGATCTTTGAACAAGAGTGGTAAGGCCACCACTACCCGCAAGATCTGTCTCGTATATTCTATTGGTTCCGTCGTCGAGAATATAAAGCTGGTTGCCTGATGGATCAATTGCTATGCCCCTCGGCACGCTAAGACCTGTGACGACATCCAGCCTGTTGTTTCCATCTGCATCGTAACGAATGACTTTGTCTCGTGCTTCGTCAACCACGTACATCGTGTTATTCAACGAGTCTATCTTGAGCGATCGCGGCGTAGCTAAACCGCTAGGCACGACCACTTCAATATCAGATCCATCCAAATTGCATCGAACGATCTGATCAAGAATCCTATCAGACCAATACAATTTGCCATTGTTCGGATTGAAGTCTATGTCGACAGAATCTTCTATCCACTTAGAAGTTTCAAGCCACACCCCGTCAGTTCTATTGCTTGTTGTTTCCCCAGCAGTGATGCTCGGCTGGAATTTTCTTAGACCTGTTTTTCCGCTCTGCGTGGTGCTAACATATATCTCTTTGGTAATCGGGTCGACATAGATTGCGCCAGGACGACCGATCACTGCCGATGAAGCCAGAAGCGTCCTACCACTTCCGTCTGGCCTGCCCTTTTCTACTCTCTGACTTCCCCAAGAAGTCCAGTAGAGCATGTCGTCAGCTTCGTCGTAGTAGATTCCGTTTGCATTGGTCATACTGCCGGTAAAGATCGTTGTAACGGATGTACCATCCAAGTTAGTGCTCTTGATGGCGTGCGCACTCCAGTCGGTCCAAAAGATCCTTTCCAGGCGGGGCACATAACAGACTCTGGAAGCAAGAGTACCGGCACTAGTATGGATTACAGCGTCGTCTCCCTCTAACGAAACACTGCCGATATCGTTGGTTCCGCACCAGTATAACCGTGGAGGTCGCTTACTGGCCACAGCGTGAGCAGTGAGTGCCAGACTTAATGTTCCTGATGCCAAAGCCATAGCTATCTCCGTCTTCTATGTGCTGTAATTGACTGAGAGATATTGTCGAAGTACCATGCCAAGCTGTCGAAACTTGGTACAACGTCGCCGGGTGCACGATACGGCCCCAGAACGGCGCCGATTGCACCGCCCGTACCCAGCAAATTAAGTTGCTCTACCTCCCACTTCAATTTCTCGTACGCAGCACAAGCCCCTAGTTCTAAGATGTCCTTGTACCCCTTGAAGCTGACACTTGTATCCACAAGACTGTCGCCGTCTCGCACCCTCATTCCACAGCCAGTTGCCTTTTGATAGTCGCCGACATTTAAGAGACATGCGGCTTTGAGCGTAGCCAAGGCAATGAATGTATTGTCGTCGGCATCAGTAGGATCTGGCGTAATGTCTGGCGTGCTAACATCGAAATCATATTCGGTAGCCAACTCTGTCTCTTGATCGACAAAGATGCCAGCAGTCACGATCACCTGTTCGATATAGGCGTCGGCCTTTTTTTGCGGTGCGAGCAAATCGTTGATCAACACACGCACCATGATCACCATGTCATCTTGCCAGGCCATCATAACCCCCTAGAGTTTGACGATGTAGTCGCTCAGAGATTCAGGCATCTTGCCATCTTGTGCTTCAAGATATGTTAGAACAAAATCCCCCTCAGCCGTATTGCCACTACCACTCAATTCTGTCATGCGATAATGGAATTGTGTCTTAGATGCCGTTCTTAGGGTAGCCGGAATGTTATCCAACGCCCATGTGTACATGCCCGTCGCATCCACCTCCGAACATGTGACATCCGTAAGCTGAAGGGTAATATCAAGACCATCAAGCCACAGTTCGATCTCGACCATACCACCGGTACCAAGATCTTCGACAAGAACTGGCGACGACTCTTCGCTGAATTCGTATTCAGGAATTGAACATCCAATAGCCATGTTAATTCTTCCTCCTCGGCGGGAAACCGCCACGTTCTTCGACGCTGCTAAGTAGCACCCTGCTACAATATATTTCTCCGTTGTCCGCTGTCATTCTGTACATGAAGTTCCCAGAGTTCGTAAATTCATTTGGAAGATGCTCGCTGGACCACGCCCAGCTAAGCGTATTCCCAATCTGGTAACAGTTATCGTCCGCAAGCAGAAGCTGTGTATTGTCGCCATTTGAAAGATCCCACACTTCTATCGTGACATTCGCAGCCGGGAATATATCGTTGAAGAATTGGCCAGCAAATTGTGGCGTAAAGTCGGCTGTTTTAGTGAACACGCACACGAACTGTCCTGGTGTTCCACTTCCCGACAATGGCGGTGGTCCCGGTGGCACCAATGGCCCCTGAGTGAAAAGCGTGATGCTTGTGCCAGACCCTCCAGGTGTCGGCGGTATTGGCGCAGGCCCCTTGGTTACTAGTGATAAGCTGCCAGTCTTTGGTTCCGGCCCCTTCGTGAAGAGTGCTATGTTAGTACCAGAACCTCCTGGCGTTGGCGGTATAGGCGCAGGTCCCTTGGTCACTAGCTGCAAGTGCACTGTCGCTGGCGTTGGCGGGAACAGTTCCGGCCCTCTTGTGAACAGCGTCACATCGTCACTGATTGCGTCTGGCCCAGAAACGTACAGCAGTCCAGAGCCACTTACTGGTACCGAATCGATTTCCAGATACAGGTTTAAGTTGCCAGTTTTGGTGCATTTAGCACCAGAACCAAGAACCGCGAATTCCGCAACAGCACAATCCCAGTAATCCTTGTCCGGACCACTATCTTGTATGGTGACCTGATTGCTACCATCAAGATCGGTGCGAATAAGATCACCATTCGTATCGCTACAAATATACAGATGTCCACTGGCCAGGTGAATATCAAAACCCCATGTACCTGCCGTATTTACCAAGTGTTCTTCGTTGTCACCATTCAAACACGTTCGCCACACACTACCGCCGAGTGCATTAAAGACGTTCCATGAGTTGACGCGGCTGTGATACATCAGCGGCTCCACGGGATCGATTTCCACGTCCGTGATGATGCCGCCAGTATAAACCAATTGTATATTGCTGTTCAATGCATCGAAATCTGCGCGATAGATAGATGTCGGAGTATTAGTCATGGCAGATACAGGTCTAACAACAAAGTAGATCTTACCCTCAACGATATGTAGCGACATGCCGTGCTTGTAGCCACTGATGCCAGCATCTGTTATGATGGTCTCCTCGCCACTGCCGTCATAATTGCTACGTTTGATATTGGTTGGATCGCTCCAGTACACCTTCATGTTTACTTCATCGACCGCAACACCCGGTAGTGCGGTGCCAAGGACTGGCGTTGCCGTCTTAAAGACATTGATGAAATTACTGCCGTCATAGTTTACTCTTGATAGGCGAGAACTACCGCCGAGACTATTTACCCACCCAGTCCAGAAGACTAAGCCTTGATTTCGATCTACAGCGATGTGCGTGGGATTCAGTGTGCCAGAAGAGAATGGAACCAATATGCTTCTAGGACTGCCGCTTAGGTCAGAACTCCAGACATGCGATTGATTGTCTGGGAAACTATTGTCCTGGTCAACATAAAACAGTGGTCGTGTTATTACTACCGGAGCGGCTAGGTATAGATCCAAACTTGCGGACTTCGCGGAAATATCATTGAACACCACCAGGCACATGTCGGTCGCATTGCTTATTTGCTCTGGTGCTTTCAGGAATAATGGCAATGATCGATGATCCTCCTGGATAAAACCAGACCCCTCAATCGGCGTGCCAGCAACGGCACAGTCCCACCAGTCCTTGCCGGAACTATTGATTATGGTACTTGGTGATGTCCCGTCAAGATTTGTTTTAACGATGTCTCCATTTATGTCATCACAAATATACAACGCCCTGCCATTGATATCAATGTCAAAGCCCCATGTTCCACCAGTACTGACCAGTAGATTCTGTCCATCGCTAAGATCAAGAAAGCTTCGATACACAGTACCAGCAACTGGGTTAAATACACTCCAAGAACTCACTCTGCTCCAGTAAAGACGTGGTCTTACTGGATCAATTTCGACATCAGTTATGTTCGTGGCTGTAAGCAGGAATTCAATGTCTTTGTTTAGTTGGTCAAAACGTGCGCGATAAATCGACGTGGTAGAACCCGATCGTCTAACAAAATAGATCCTATTATCAGCATGGTGTATAGCCAGGGCGTGTTTGCGGCCACTAAGACCCGTTGTATCTACAATAGTTTCCTCATTGCTGCCATCGTAGTCGCTACGTTTAATCTCGGTCGGAGTAGTCCAATACACCTTCTTTGCAAACTGGTCGGTGGCAACGCCAGGCAGTGACACCGCACCGACTCCACCTTTGGACTTGAATGAATTAATGAAGTTTGAACCATCGTAGTCACATCTGGATAATCTTGATCCACCGCCGCCACCATCAAACCATCCAGTCCAAAAAATCAGTCGTTCCGTAACATCTACTGCAACGTGGGTCGGATTGGTTGTTCCCTGCGCCGCGTTGACCAGAATCGTTGGGCTGGTACCATTTAGGGCCGAGCCCCAAACATGCGATACTGTGTCTGGTGCAGAATTGTCTTGATCTACAAAGACGAATGGTAGCGGCCATGGTATGTAGCCCTGCGTACTCAGTCCAAGAGATTCGTTAATTTGTGTTGCCATAATCCCCTCTTAGCATTCACCCAATAAAGCAGCTAGCTGTTCAAACTCATCAGCGTCGTATTTAATCGCTGCTGCCATTTTGCGGGAACGGAGAGGGAAACGACGTGCGTGTAATCTCTTGGTAATTGTAGAAGCGTCAAGTTTAAGAAGCCTGCCTATTTGCGGCGCCGACAACCCAAGATTGTACAATGCTATGATAACATAATCTGAGCACTTTTTCTTGTTCGCGTCTGAACGACTGCGCCGTTGTACGCCAGCATCATCGAGTGTCTGATACACGTACGACTCGCTGACAGTAAGAATCCTGGCAATGGCCGGGCCGCTTATGCCGTGTGTGTACAATTCTACGATTTTGTCTCTATCCATCACGCGCACTGTCCCTCTACAAAAAGACCTTTCATAAGTATTTATACACCAAGGCGCATAGAAAAAGCGCCGCTACCCGAAGGTAACGACGCTTTATGAATCCTTATTGGTAGATCAGACCAGCTTCCTAGAAGCTGCCCAGGAGCACGCGACGGGCATCGAGCACGCCGAAGCCATGCTCACGCCAGGCGTACACACCAGCGCGACGACGCCGATGCAGGGCGGGATCATCGAAAACCGCGATCTCCTCTTTCACCGGCATGACAAACGAGTCATTCTGTGACAGGTCGAGACCCACCACGAGTTCCACGTCGCCACCGACGAAACTGCCACCGAGCGTATCGACATAGAAGTCGTTGAACTCCTGATCGACACCCAGTTCGGTGATCGGATGCAGCATGACACCATAGATCTTAGCCAGCGGTCCCGAAGGCGGACCAGGACTGGCATCTTCCGCCAGGAAGATCTCCCGACGAGTAATGTCATCCACATCATCCAGAGTCCACTCACGAATGTCCTCAAGAGCCTCTGGGCTCAGGAACAGATCCGTCAGGCGGGAACGGCCCTGCGAGGCGCTGTTTCCGCCACCGAGACGGGTCATAGCAGTCTTCATCAGACTAACCAGACGCTTCGTGAACTCACCAACCGCAGCGCCACTATCGATGACCAACGTAACGTCGGTACGAGCGGCACCAGCGGCGATGATGGTGTTGAAACCATCTGTGTTCATCTTCCGGACGAAACCGGCTTCCAGAACTTCCATAGCACGCTGAACGATCGGCCAACGAGCCTGACGGGCGTACTTGAGACACCAGTCGATGGCATTGCCAACGTCATACGTACTAACCGTGATCTCATCGCCAACGATCGAACGTGTGGGAATCGCACCCTCGCACGGGATCGTGTAAGCGATATGATCGTCTTCGTTTTCCTGTCGGTAGAAATCCAGCGGATACTCTGCGGTCGCAGCAGGATCAAGGTTCTCGGCGGCAAAGATGCCAGCGAGAATATCACCATGCAGGAGCGCTGAGCGAAGCGGGAGTTCTAGGGCCTGGGCCAACACAGCCATGGCCTGCTCAGCGATAACGCGATCCGAAGAACCGGTGCGCTTCAGCATTTCCACCATTTCAGGCGTGGGTTTTTGAATCTTCTTCACTTTCACTCACCTCCTTATGCAATATGAACAGAGACCCGTGCAAATCCATCGGCATCCAGGCTGGTCTCGAAACGACCAACGATAGGAGCGCCAACTGCAAGCACCGGCGTAACGTTTCCACTGGCCCCAAGGTACGCAATGTCGCCCGCAGCGGGCGTACCAAGGACCATGTCTGTGACCAAAATACCCTTGCGGTAAAGGGTAACCTTGTCGCCAGGACGTACTTCTAGATTACTGAAATTCTTGTGATCACGCGTGGCGCTGCACGGCGGGTTCACGTCCTGCACCAGCATCCCCATGGGGACGGCGCCTGACGGATCAGCAGCATACCGAACAACGTTCTCATTTCCAGCAGTAGCGTCACGGACACTACCAGCGGGAAGTTCGCTCGAATCCATGGCAACACCCGAACCCTGGCTGACCAGAGAGGCGATTCCCCCCTTTTCAGCAGTGTCCTGGGCCGGACTCCAGTATTGACGGATGTCCGTTTCCTCGTGATGGTTACGATCAGGTTTAAGTGCCATCGCTTAAATCACCTCCTTAGTTTTCTTTCAAGTCTTGACCAAACAACGCATGAGCCAAGGCCACGGCGGTGGTCTTGTCGCCCAACTCTGGGCTTTCATTGCCAGGCTGGCAATCCGGCTCGTCATTCACTGTCGCATCGTCCAGGGCAGCCTCGGCTTCCCCGGCATCTTCCTCGTCCCCGGCATCCTCGTCTTCCTCTTCCTTGGGCTCCTCTTCATTAGCCACCGCAGACTCCTCAGCAGGCTCCTCAGCCACCTCAACCTTGGGCCTTGCATACTTGAGGACAGTAGCGAACGTGTCTTCGGTCATACTCCGCAGTTCAGCCAGAGTCGCCTCGACATCCTCAACGTCAGTAACCTCCTGCAACTGCACGAGTCGGCCAGCAGCCAGCTTATCGAGTTCGATTTCCGCCAGCTTGCTATCAGCGGCATCAGCCCGCTCCGTCGCCTCCTTCAACTGTCCAGCGATCTCTGCCTGAGCAGCGGTCGCCTCTTCCAGTTTAGTTGTCAGTTCGGCAACTGTAGCTGTAATTTCAGCCACCTTGGCCTCAGTCTGCTCTGCATTCTGGTCACTAGCAGTCGTGAGTTCGTCAATCTTCACCTGAAGATCGGCAAGAGCCGCGTCCTTCTCGTCGACGATTGCTTTCATTTCAGCTTCCGTCATGTTATCTTCACCTCCTTCTGTCATAATGTCAGCTACACTAGCCTCAGTAAATGCTACCGAAGCGACACATCGCTCGGCAGCAACCTTTATCACCGATTCGGGATTGGCGGGAACATCAACAAGCCCTTGACCACCAAAGGTAATGTCCATCAGGACTCTACCAAGTCGATGACCATTGAACTCTCCGGTACCACCAAAAACTCTCAGATGCTTGGTAAGAAAAGCCGTAGCTTCTTCTCTCGGTACAATCTTAGTCACCTGGTTAGCCGGGTCATAAAGACCGTAAGCAAAATTGGTAAACCATGCCTCCATAGAAACGAACATCTCGTTCGTCGCAGCCAGTTCCATGATCTCGGCAATTCGATCTTTCAGGCTCGGCAGCGCACTGTACAGGACACCCGCAACCTCAATGTCAAAATCTGACATGGGGGGCTCGTCGGTATCCATTTCGATTGGTGCGCCAGCCTTATCTACTGCCCTACTATCGATGATATGTCCGAGAATCGATGTGTCGTCATGCCCGTCATTTATAGGCTTGTGCTTTGGGGTGTGCCTGGCTTTCCAGAGTTCGGCGGGGACGAAAATATCGTCATTGAGATTCCATCCTGCACTAGCAAGAATTGAGACGAGCAACGACAGATCTGGTGCTTCTTGGCCATCAAGCAGATCATCAACAGACATCTCTGCGCCTTCGGACTGCTGCAAGAACTGCACAATCTTTTTGATTGTGGCCGCATCCTTGTCTTGTGGAGACGACGGCTTAATGGGCGCAGTACAAATAGCAACAGTGCGTTGCATTGCATCAGTCAGCCCGGCTTCTTTCTCAGCCTCGTATACCACTAAATCAGACAAGACTACCTCCGTCATAAGAATTATACACATTCAATGAACACAAGATACTAGATTTAGGGACCTTTCACAACTACTCGTCAGCCATATACTTGGCCACAGCGTCCCTAATATCGGGGTCCACGACCGCCTTGCTGGCAAGCCCGCTGACTTCTACCTCCGATGGATCATTCTTCGGCGGCAAGTAAAACATCCGCATTTCCGCCAGACCATTGCCGTCCGTGGCCTCAACCATAAACGACAGATGGACTTGCGATTCTCCATCGGAATCCACGTATTTGTCCAAAGAACACGAGACTGCTGGTACAATTACACCATCGACAGTGACCGCAGCCTGTCTAGTGACAGTGTCAACCGACATGTTAACAATAGCCATAACTTCTTACCTCCATTATCTGAGTTCCGCCCAAGCCGACGCGGCAAGGGATCTCCGTTCGGCCAGATTTGGCCCTCGACCACTGACTTTACAAAAATCGCTGTGCATCAGCGAAAACACACGATTGAAAATGGCGACAACCTTGCTGATGTCCTTGGACAAGCGTGCTGACACCAACTCGGCAGTAACAACATCTCCGACATCCAGTGTCGCAAATACCGAGAATTTGACATCTTCCAGTTCCTGCTTTTGGGCCTTTGTGAGCGAACGCATGTTCTTCACCTTGTGATGAGCCAGGAACTTCGGGTCCACCACTGCGTCCAAATCGATAAGCAACCGCTCCGCGATAGCCCGGTACACAGACTGCGTCTGCGTGGTCCGCTCGTCTCGTGGATTAGTATCCACACTGTTCGGCGGTCTTCCTGGCGGGTTATTGCCATCGTCTCTTGGCTGGTCTCCTATCGGATTCTCACCACCGCCGCCATTGTTCCCCTCATCATTGACCTTGATTTGTCCAGCGATCTTCAGGGCTTCCAATTCCATTCTGAACTGATGCTGCACGGTCATTGTTGTGATGGGTCTGAAGTATGGATTCCCCTTCTCAAGAATGGCTGGCTCCACTTCGCGAATCTTCTGCTCAGCACGCAGGTTCGTAAGTTCGATCGCGAAATCATAGCCGAAGACCTTCTGGACGCTTTCTATCGAAACAATGCCACGGTCCATAAGCTGGATCAACAATTGCTTCTCGGCAGCTTCATTCCGTAACGACATGATCCCAAAGGTGACACGCGGTGTTCGCTTGAAACCCATGGCGTCTGCCACAAGACGCAATTCGTTCTCGATCCACGCTATGCACCTAGCTCTAACATACTCAAGGCGCTCTGTCAGAGTTTTCAATTGGACATATGCAGATTCGGCATTTCTGGTGCCAAGATCAACGCCGCCCAGCAACGAGTCTGGAATACCAAGGCCGCGCACGATATCGTTGTCCACCGAACGGTACTTGTCCGGACCAAGAATCTTGTCTGTCGGGGGGTACTCTACGGAAAGATCGATCATGTCATCCCAAACGATGTCCATGACCCCACCACCAACATTATGCTGCAAAATGCCAATCAGCTTGTTAACGGCTGTTTTTGTGGGCAGGATCTGCTTATCCGTGTTTCCCAGCTTCCACAGTCGCACGACGTTAATAACGCCGTCCAGCGCCGCTATGTCGGCCAGCCGCATCTTCTCTTTCAGCATGATGTCTTCCATCACGCCATATAAGAATGGAGTCCCCCACTCATCCCAGTCGTCCTTCTTATAATAGTCGACGTACATCTTGTCCGGGTCTAACTTGACCAGGGCGTCGCCCTTCGACTCTCTGACAGCCTTTACGACTTCTGCTGGAAGATTGGAAACGTAATCCCTTTCAGCTTCTGTCTTCGGACTGCTAATAGAATTCCGAAGTTCTACTGGGATTCTCATGGCAATAGTGTTGTCACCGAAAAACCTGCCGACCGACCCGCCAATTTTTTCGATCAACACAGGAGAAAGGAATGTGTATTTCCAGGGGATATCACGAGCGGCTGGTTTCTTGGGATCTGTTACACGCTCTGACAGTTCCTCAACTTCGTCCTCCGTAATCGTCAGACCACGTAGCTGCTGCAATGAAGCAGCCTTGGACATTTCCC